AAGAACGCAATATACGTATAGTTTATAACACTAGAGATCACTCCTTTTCCACAACTTCCCTTCGCGAAAGAATCAAAAAAGGCTTTAAAATTAATATCTACTAGTACAGAAACATGCATGTTTTTTGCAGAAAACACTGTACATTTGTCCTAATACCTGTTACAATATCTATATAAATCAAATTAGGAGTGATTAAAATGGAAAGAATAAATTTAAATGATATAGGCCGAAAACCACAAAATGGTTTCGTAGGCAAAAGAGTAGATGGATCATCAATTGTCATAGTTGATATTGGTGATAATAAAGAACTAAAAAATCTTATGATTGATAATAAAGACTTATCATCATGGGATAAATTTTGCGATTTAATCGGCGACTTTGACCCAAGAGGTCAAGTAGATATTGATTGGCTATTTGTTAATGGAAAACCGAGGGTATTTCACTAATGGCATATGATATAAGCGATAAAATAATCCTAGTAGATTGCGATGGAGTTCTCTGTGATTGGGGATATGCATTTACGCAATGGATGCAACACACTAAAGGATTTAAAACAGTACACGATAGCAAATATAATATTGCAGAAAGGTTTGGTATACAACCATCTGAAGGTAAAAAGTTAGTTAGAGAATTTAATGATTCTGCTGCAATAGCTTTTCTACCTCCACTTAGAGATGCAGTATACTATATGAAAAGATTGAATATGCTACATGGATATAAGTTCGTGTGCATAACATCATTATCAACTAATAAATACGCACAGAGATTAAGAACACAAAATCTTAAAATGCTATTTGGAGAAGAGCTCTGGGAAGACTTTGTTTATCTAGGTTGTGGTGCTGATAAGGACGAAGAGCTCATAAAATTTGAAGGAAGCGAATGTTGGTGGGTAGAAGATAAACCAGAAAATTGTAAAGCTGGCGAAAAAGTAGGTTTAAGACCAATACTGGTTGGTCACGATCATAACATAGAATGCTATGATTATCCAAGGTTTGACAAATGGAAATACATATATAGGCATATAATCGGTGAATGAGAAAGCAATTATATTAGGAAATGGAGAATCTAGAAAAGGTATAGATTACCGTAAGGTTTATCCAGATCATTTTGTTTATGGCTGTAATGGAGCTTATAAAGAATCTCCTGACGCTCTTGTGTGTACAGATAGCTATATGCAACACATAATATATGAAACTAATTATTGTGAAAAGAATCTTTGCTATTTTAGCGAATGGGATCCATTACCAGGTGATGTTGCTTTAGGAATAGCACCTACAGCATTTGGTAATTTGGCTATGATTTCTAATAATAGAGAAAATAGACAAAACGCACAGATAGCTGGTACAGAAAAGTTCATATATATTACATGGGTTGATGATAACGACAATGTTATTTCAATCCCTGAAATAGAAATTTCATCTGGAAGTAGAGCTTTACTATTAGCCTGTGAGGCAGGATTTAAAGAAATTCTGCTATTGGGCTTTGATGGTATGGGTGCTACTAATGTTTATCAAAAAGATAAAGGTTACGAAAGATCAACACCTCGTGCTGAGTGGATTAGTGAACGAGAAAAAATAAAAGGAAAATTTAAAGATATTAAAATAAAAGAGGTATAAATGGCAAAATCAACAGGAGCATATGCGTCATCACATATAGGCGTAAAAAAGGGAACAAGTCAAGGTCGAAGACCAGATACTTCTACAATGAATAAAAGTAAAAGACGATCATTTAAAAAATATAGAGGCCAGGGGAAATAAAATGCCAACAAAATTTAAACCTACTCAGGTAACAAGAGAACGTGGAACAGGAAAATTAAGTACTACACATTTTTATATGAAAACAATGCCGAAACAAGAATTGTTTGATTACATTAATAATGATAATAGTAAACCTAAAATTAAACAGAAATGTCGAAATGAATTAATTCGACGTGGAATAAAAATAGTATATGCGTAAAATATGGACAATTTGGAAATATGCAATAGGAAGTTTTTCAGATGAACAAACTGAAGAATATGATAATGTTGTTGCAATTGCCAGAACATTCATTGTTGGATTAAACGTTATATGTGCAATTTTTATTATAGCTAATATTATAAAGGGTTGGGTATGACAACAAAAAATGACATAACTGGCGATTTAATAAAAACTAAAACAGAAGGTCAAAGTAATTATAGAGATAATTATGACAAAATATTCGGAAAAAAGAATAAAGACAAGATATCACAAGATTCTGTTCGACGAGAACAGCCCCTTTCGCGCGAAAGTGGTTCCAAATAAAAAGAAGAAAAACCCCCGTAAAGAAACTAAAAAGCTTATAAATAGTTTAATAGAGGACTAAATATGAGTATAGATATTAATCAATTTGATTTCGGCTTTACGGCTGTAGATGAGAATGAACTAGAAGCAGTACAAAAAGTTACTACTGAAGCTACTAGTGCATCTGCATCTTTACAAGAAGCTGAAGATAAATTAAACAAGCTGTATAATGCCATATTGCCATTATTAACTAATCTTAAAAAGAACCCCGAAAAAGAATATATTCTCTGGCCTAATCGTACAGAAAAAATAGAAGAATTCGAAGATCATATATCAGGAATTATAAAATGACAATAATATCGTCTGGACAAATAGCTTTACAAGATGGAGGAACTAATCCATCAAGCACAGTAGAAAATAAGTTATACGATAATACCATGATTTCAGGTGTCGATGGATTATTGACGGTAGAGAGAAAGTATGAACTTGATATTGGAGATCAATTTCAAAATTTTACAGAATGGCAAGGAGATCATTATGGGTTTCATGCAAATCATCTTGCTTCAGGCGTACAAGGAAATCCTGTATTTGGTTTTTTAGGTAGTGTCGGGGGTGGATCGGGCCATCTTCCAGCTGGTAATTTTAGATGTCAATCTTTATCAAATATTGGATCAGCCACAACTGCATTTACAGATGGTAGTGGAACCACAAGGACTATAAGAGCTATAACATGGGGAATTCCAGATACATCTCCATCACCAAACACTAACAGCAAATGGTTCATATTTGGTCTCAGCGGAACAGGTATTAGTAATAGCGATACTACATTTAAAAGTATAAAAATTACTAAACCCGGTGGATCACAACAAACATTTACAAGATCTAGTGCATCACAATACAGTTCATCCGATAATGGTGGTACTGCATGGGCTTGGGAAGTTGATAGTTCTGGTACAACTACAATAGATAATTTAGGAACAAGTGGAACTGGTTGGGATGTAGAAATATATGGTGCAGATATCACAACATCATTTAATAATGGAATTGCTGAAGAACATGGTGGAGCAGATAGTTCTGATGTTAAAATGTCAGATTATTACACTAATGGAACCTTTTTAGGATCCGTATCAGGTGTTCCATCTACTGGCGAAATAAAATTTTCAGACTTTTTAAGTACAACAGCAACAGCTCCAGGTATACATTCATTTACCATGACTCCAAAATGGCAGGTTGTACAATTATATGGTAGTACTTATACTTATTCATCTGGTTATTATGATGCTTATGGTTCCAACTCTGGTACTTTATCTGATGATACATTTCCTAATACTGGAACAATAAATTTCGGTGGAAGTAATAGAACAGCTAATTCATTGACAATAGGTACTTTTAGAAATTCTTCTTTTAATAATACAACCAATGGTACTTATTTTGGTTTAACTATAACTTGTGATAGTGCCTTTACAAATGCTGGATTTACAAATATAAAAATTTATTTAAATAGTACTTCTGCGTCTGGATCACCAGATAAAACATTAGTTAGAACAGATGCATCATTTTCTGCATATCAAGTTGGAAGCGTATATTACGGCATTTGGAATTGGACAGAAACTAATGCATTTTCAACGTACTTTGGAAGTTCTTCTAGCAATAATGATAGTTTTATAGTAATTGATTAATTATAAATAATATAGGAAATAAAAAATGCCATTACCAACAACTAACATATCAATGAACGACATCCATATAGAAGTAGGTGGATCGTCAGGTACGACTGTTTCATTAAATGATGCAGACGTTAGAGGAATAGGAAATCCTAATTCTACATATGATGGCGGTGATGGTATTAATACAACATCTGGTAGTGCTATTAATATGGGAGAATTTAGAGGGGCTGAAGATACAGCTAACTTTGAATTATTAACAGCTAATGCAAACGGCGTTAGAAATTCTAGTTCAGGTTTAGGAATGACCGGAACTAGAACAGTAACCTCAGGAATTGTGTTTTTAAATCCAGTTGGGTTATATGCAAAAGCTACTCTAAATAATAATGTTGTAACTTTAGAATTCAAAGAATATAATTCAGCATCAACATCTACTTATTATAAGCCAAGTGGAACACAGACTACATTATCAACTACTTATATTAATAGTGGATCAAGAACTTATGCATCAGGAGCTGTTGATGCAATGAAAATAAATTTTTCTTATCAGTTAACAGATTCTACAGGTACTGGATCAGTACAAAATGCGTTCTCAGGACATGGAGCTACTTATGGTCCATATAGCTTCCACACCGTATCAAATGGTCAATCAGTCGGCGGTGGAATATACGCTAATGCGACTGCAGAATGTTACACACAATCTGAAAGAAGTATTACAGTAACTGCAACATTAACATTAAGAGGCACTGGTTATAATGATACTGTGGTAGCAACGCATACTGGTTCATTTAGTAGTTTCTCTAATTCAAATAATTGTTTCTAGGATAATATATGGCATTTTTAAATTATAAAACACAATTAATAAGAGACGAATCAAATGTCTCATCAATATATAAAGTTACAGTTAAAAAGCATAGTGCAACAACTGAATTAACACAAACATATAACGATGAAGATGGTAATGAACAAAGTTATACATATGACGGATTTACAGATGATACAGTTTTAGATTCTAGGATTATAAACTATAATATACCAGAAGCTGATAAAACTAGCGTAGTTCCTGGCCATCCACATGTACATGAAGAAGAGATTGAATATCAAGAATGTGCAACAAAATGGTTAAATGCTGTTAAACAAACAGCTGAATATACGACAGCAAAAGAAGAATTACTAGGAGAGTAAATTATGTTTTTTAATAAAAATAAAGATATTGATGTAGATCAATTAAGAGAACAATTAATAATAGACGAGGGACAAGTAAATGAAATATATCATGATCACCTTGGCTATGCTACATTTGGCATTGGACACTTGGTATTGGAAGGAGACCCAGAATTCGGGTTGGCGTTGGGTACTGCAGTCTCAGAGGATAGAGTTATATCATGCTTCGCCAAGGATGTAGAGACAGTCATTAGTGATTGCAAAAAATTGCATGATGGTTGGGACGGCTACCCAGAAGAGGTTAAACAAGTTGTCGCAAATATGATGTTTAATATGGGACTTACGCGCTTAAGTAAATTTAAAAAGCACAACGCAGCGCTGCAATGTGGAGATTGGAAGGAGGCGGCTGTCGAAGGCCGTGATTCAAAATGGTACAGACAAGTGACGAACAGAGCAGAAAGACTCATGTTGAGACTCGAGGCGATGTAAATTATTATCATACTAATGAAACACAAACTAATAAAGGTTGGCATTGGTGTTATGATAAAAAAGGGTATTTTAGATACTCAGATTGGTTTAAAACTAAAAAGGAAATAGGAGAAAAATATGGCTTCAACAGTTAAACTATTAGGCTCAGAAGTAAATTTAGCATCAGCAACTAACGTTGGAAATGCTAAATTAGTAAGAGTACTTAATAACAAAACAAGTGTTCAGGCAATTACACAAAAAAATGCTAGTGGTACAACACTAGCAACTGTTACTTTAGCAGCTGGAGAAGTTGCATATATTGAAAAGGGAGGCCAAGATACTTTAACTGGCCTAGCTTCTTCATTAGCAGTAAGTGTAGCATTTACTAATTAATGAGGGCATTTCTCTTAGGAGAATATAATGTTCGATTTAACAGACACAGCATTAATTGAAACGCTCAAAAAAACCGAAGAATCGGGAAGCACCGATATACGTATTGGTGTTACTGGTGGCGGTTGTAATGGTTATGAGTATGTTATACAATGGTGCGAAAAAATTAGAAGAGATGACCATATCTTAGATTATGGAAAATTTCAAATAGTTATAGATAATGAATCCCTTGAATATCTAAAGGATGCCCAATTAGATTGGGTAACCGAAGGATTAAATTCCTTTTATAAAATAATCAACCCCCTGGAAACGGCATCATGTGGATGCGGTGTTTCCGTTTCTTTTTGATTTAAGATCACAATTATTATAAATAAACGTATGGATGAAGTGTTTAAGTTGATTGCTGATGTAGGAGCACCTATAGCCGGATCAATCATCATGGGCGTTTTTATATTTATTGTTATAAAGCAAATCCTTGCTGGTATAATAGACCAAATAAAGACTCTCACGATGTTTTGCCAATCTTTGGAGAATAGAGCGAGAACAATGAGCAACGAAATCATAAAAATCGACTTATTAGTATCTAGTGCATTAGATTTACCACCAGATATTGATAGAATAGCTCGTGCAGAAAACTTTATCGAAGATGGTAAACTTGATGTGAGAAGAGATTAATGGACATTGGACAATTAGTATCAGATTATGGATTTCCAGCAGTTATGGCTGTAGGAATGGGTTATTTTATTTGGTATATTTGGCACTTTATTAATACGGTGATTGAGCCTGAGCTAGAAAAAATGCACATGGCTTTAATTAGAGTAATAGATCAAACAAGGATGTTAGATCAAGATATGATAAGATTACAGCAAAAAGTAAATGTAGTTTTAAGGTATAAAGAAAATGCAAAGAAGAAGCGAGGAAAAAGAAATGAAAAGCAAAATAATTAATTTTATATTTATTTTTACGCTATTATTAATAGCAACACCATCATCACAAGCTGATGAATTAGTACATAAATTTAAAAGTCCTTCCTTTAGTGGTATAGGGACTTCATCACACTATTTAACTATAGAAAACCAAGAATTCTCACGTAAAAAAGCAATTGCTGATGATATTGAAGCTGCTTTATTACAAGCTGAGCGAGATGCAGAAAACACAACTCTAGCTAAATTTATGAGAAACCTAGAAAGCAGGATATATGCTCAACTTAGTAAACAGTTGGTAGAAAGTTTATTTTCTACTTGCGATATTACCGACCCAGCATGTCAACAATCAAGCTTTGGTAGTTTTGTATTAGAAGGTAATACTATTACTTACCAAAGAACAACTTGTGATGCATCAATATATGCATGTGTACAAGATGAAGAAGTTATAATTATGACAATTACCGCAGAAGATGGATCTGAAACTACGATAGTTATTCCTATAGGAGCTGGAAGTGCTGGAACAGGCTAAAAAAGCAATATCACTATTATCAGTAATAGTACTAACAAGTTGTGCTGGGATGCCTAGTATGACTGATAGCTGTAAAGATAGCTTAATGGAATATTATGGCGAATGTAGAGAAAAGCCAATAGTAGTTCACTTACCAACACATAAGGAATTATTAGAATTACCAGCACCAGAAAAACAACCTGTGGTGGCAGTATATAATTTTCCAGATTTAACAGGACAAAGAAAACAAAAAGGCGATTCAGCTTTATTTTCAACAGCCGTTTCACAAGGAGCATCTACTATGTTAATAGATGCTTTAAAAACTGCTGGTGGTGGAAGCTGGTTTAGAGTTGTCGAAAGAGTTGGCCTGGATCATTTAACTAGAGAAAGACAAATAGTTAGAACAACTAGAGAACAATATGGCGAAGAGGACGAAACAGGATTAGCTCCTTTACTTTTCGCTGGAATCATTCTTGAGGGAGGTGTCATTGGATTTGATACTAACATCGAGACTGGGGGTGCAGGAGCACGATATCTTGGAGTAGGAACTTCGCGAGCCTATAGAAGAGATATAGTTACTGTACATTTAAGAGCCGTTAGCACATTGACGGGTGAAGTTTTACTTAATGTGCAAACATCAAAAACCATTTTGGCTGTCGCTAATGGATATGATGTTTTTAAATTCGTCGATATGAGTACTCAGCTTGTAGAAATAGAAGATGGGATAACTGAAAATGAATCCGTGACACGGTCACTTCGATCAACAATTGAAGCAGCTGTGTTGGAACTAATATACCAGGGTCATGACAGAGACTTTTGGGAAATAAAAGCAGGACATCGTCACCCTCATCAGGATGATGGGAATAACGATAAACACGCTTTAAACGAGGAAAACTAAATGAAAATGTTAAATAGATATATCGCATTTGCAATTTTGTTATGCCCTATAGTTGCTTTTGCCGGCGCTAATGACAACAAGATCTTACTCGACCAGAGTGGAGATACACTAAACTTAACTATTGACCAAGTAGGTTATGGTAATAAGTTATGTGGATCTATTTCTAGTGGCGATTGTGCTACTGATTGGGTCTTGACTGGTAACACTGTGACTATGGACATTGATATGCTAGGTAATTTAAACCAAATCTTCGGACCAACCTTATTTGATAATACTGACGTTGACTTAAAGTTAACAGGTAATAGCAATATTTGGGATTGGAACGTAGGATATGGTGGAAGTGCTGATGCTTCAGTCGTTGATGTAGCAGTAACTGGAAACTCAAATACATTCGATATAGATTGGGGCTACGCAGCTTCAGCTGAAAGATTGGATTTTGATCTAGATATTACTGGTGGATCTAACGTCTGGGATATCAATATTGATGCTGATGACGTTACATGGAATGTTGACGTAGTTGGATCTTCAAATAATTTTATGACAGCACAAACAGATGGTTCTGATCAATCTCTAACTATGGAGTGGATTGGAAGTAGTGGTGATATTGATATCACTCAATCATCTGGCACATGCCCAACAGGTATAACAAGCTGTTATGGAGTAATTAATGCAGAATTCGATACTGAAAACGCTGTGGTTAATATCGTCCAAAAAGATACTACTGACTAGTTTATTAGTTAGTACGTTTTCTTTTGCAGATGATATAGGCGGCATAGAAGAACATAAGGGCAGTGGTGGTATAACACGCTCAGGCGAAAATATTACCACTGAACTTGGTTTAGCTATACAGCAAATGGATCATGTAGAAACAGCTAAAGGCCGTATGCTACTAAAGTTCTTAGACGATTCAGTTGTTCGTTTAACTGAACACACTGAAGTAACGCTTACTGAATATTACTACGATCCTAATAAAAAGGCTGATGCTAATATGACTATGAAATTCGTGGCTGGTACAGCGCGATTTTCAACTGGAAGATTAGGTTTAGTACCAAAAGAAAATATAAAAATAGAAACTCCAACTGCCACTATAGCGGTTAGAGGTACAGATTTCACAACCTCGGTTGATGAATTGGGAAGAAGCTTAGTTATACTTCTACCTGAAACTGAATGTACAATTGACGGTGACTGTTCTCCAAGTGGTGAAATAACGGTTACTAACGAAGGAGGTGTTGTTACACTTAGTGAAGCTTATCAAGCAACGATGGTTTCAAGTTTTAACACAATTCCAAGTCAACCAGTTGTATTAGATAATATTAACTTAAATATGATAGACAATATGTTTATCGTGAGTCCACCAAATGAAATTGAAGAAAAACAAGATGAAGGAAGTAATGGAACTGGGAATGCTGATAACAATATTCTGGATTTTACTGATCTCGATACAGACTACCTAGCTGATGATTTTTTAGCTGAGGATAATCTAGAGTTTAATGAACTCGATATGGATTTATTAGATGTCGACTTTCTACAAGACATATTGGTGGCATTGGAAAAAGTAAGTATCTTTAATCGTAGATCAGCACTAGATAGTTCATCAGGCGATATACAAGGAACTTTAGCCCCAGGGTTCGATAAAGATACACAATATAATACTATAATTGACCAAGGGGCTGGTCAAATATGGTTCTATAGAGAAGTAAACGGAGTAATTTCTGTTAAAATACCTATAGGAACTAATTTAACTTTGGATACAGAAAATGAAGGTAGAAAAAATAACATTATTGTTGGCGATGGCCAGTCTGTTATTATCATCATTCGTCAAGGCGGATAATTTAATAGAATTAAAAAATGTTGAATCTAATGATTTAGATCTTACTATAGAACAGGTAGGAGCTAATAATACTATACAGTGCTATCAAGATAATTGGTGCTATATAAAGGATAGTGTTACTATAGATTTTAAACAAGTAAATACATCCACTGCAACAAATGTTTTAGAAATTTGGCATGTAGAAGATGGTAATAATACTATACGATGGGGTCAAGGTGTTTCACTCAATAATAAGAATTCTACAACATGGGTATATGATGGAACTGAAGGCGGTGGTCATTACGCTAGAATAGATGTACATGGCGGTGGTAATAATTTTATAGGATATCAGCAAAATGCTGGTGATACTACTGGACACATTTTTACATCTCTTATTTTTAGTGATAATAATGACATATGGGTTAGACAAAAAAATAATGGTCGTAAAGAATTAAACCTATACACAACATCAGATGGTAATACTATAGATGTTTTGCAAAAAACAAACGGTGGTGAACATACTGCTAATATAGCTTTACATGGTTCACAACCAACAACTTTAAATTTAATACAACAAGGACAAACTGATCAATCATATTCTATTACACAAAATTGTGTAACGGTTGGTGGTTGTTCTATCAGTGTAACACAGGGTAATTAATATGGAATGTCCAGAAGATCTTATATGTTTTACTGAAGAAGAGTGGACAAACTTTTTAACTGAATATGAACTCGATATTGTAAATGAGGTTGGCACACCAACTTCTACAAGTGATGCGGAAGCGGCAATAAACTTTACATGGGAAATTTTATTTCTCTCGCCATGGGAATTAGCTTACATAGCTTTACCTATGAGCGTTTTAGCGTTTTACGGGCTCACAATATATGCAATATTCAAATGGCTTCAGAAAAAATTTAACTAATTTAAAATATTATATAAGAAGAAAATACGGCTATCCTAATCAGAAAAAAGGATTATTAATAGATATATACGCATGAAATACATTACTTCAATATGGACAACACTATTAATAATTGTTTTATTAATTGGTTTAAGAGTACAAGATCCTCAGTTATTAGAAGAAACTAGATTAAATGCCTTTGATCAATATATCCAATCACTACCTGATAAACATTCAGACCAAATTGTATTAATTGATATAGGCGAAGATAGCCTAGAAGCATTAGGACAATATCCATTCCCAAGACAAACATACGCACAGATGATATCTGATTTACGTAATGCAAATGCAGGTATGATTGGATTTACTATAATGTTTCCAGAGTCAGATAGATTTGGTGGTGACGAAATATTTGCATCATGGATCAGAGATAATGGAATCATATTATCACAAGACGCAAGCTCAGCAGGAAGAAGTAATCAAGCACCATATGTAGGAACAGCAATAAAAGGTATAGGCGATCCATATAATTATGCATATGAATACACTGGATTAGTAACTAATATATCAATGTTAGAATCAGAAGCTTGGGGTGTAGGATTAATAAATGGAGCTCAAGAGGTTGATAATGTCACAAGAAGAATACCTCTAATATCACAAGTAAACAATAAATTATATCCGTCATTTGCATTAGAAACTATTAGAGTACTTCAAGACAAAAAATCATATACGATGCATGTCGAAGATTTTGGTATATTAGATGTAATGATTCCACCATATGAACCAGTAAAAACTGATACTAATGGATCTATATGGATTAATACAAATTACACATTTGATAGTTATATGTATGGAGTAGATGCATTACCTAATTTAAATGGAAAAACAGTTATTGTAGGAGTTACAGCTTCTGGTATAGTTCCACAAACATCAACACCGATGGGATTGGTATATCCTCATCAGTTACAGGCTTCTGTTATACAAACTATAATGGATGGATCTTCTATATCTCGTCCGCAGTGGGCAGATTCAATGGAAATATTAGTTGGTTTGATTCTATCTTTAGTATTGGTTTTGACGGTATATTATCTACCGATCTGGGCATCGCTTGTTGTCTTCTTCTCGAACGTTGCAATTGCTGCATCTTCTGTATATTTCTTCTGGTACGAATGGGGTATACTCCTCGATCTTTCGTTTCAACTAATATTATATATAATAACCTTCACCTCAGCGGGCTTTAATAATTTTTATAAGCAATTTATGTTACGACAACAAATTAGAAAGCAGTTTGAAACTTACCTAGATCCTAGACAAGTGGCACTATTACAAAAAGATCCATCGCTATTAAAGCTTGGTGGAGAACGGAAAGAGATGACATTTATGTTTATGGATATAGTAGGGTTTACTCCAATATCAGAGCATTATAAAAACAACGATGATCCTGAAGGGTTAGTGATTATTATAAATAATTATTTAGATCGTATGACTAAAGTAGTTTTAAAGCATGGTGGAACGATTGATAAGTATATGGGTGATTGTATTATGGCTTTTTGGAATGCACCATTACAGTGTGATAATCATGCAGACATGGCTTTAAAAGCAGCAGAGGAGATAGTAGAGACAGCAGATGAACTTATTAAAGAATTGGAACAACAGGGTTTACCTAGGATTGATATTGGTATTGGTATCAACACCGGCGATTGCATCGTCGGAAACATGGGATCAGAAACTCGATTTGACTATTCCGTCATTGGAGATGCCGTTAACCTTGGAGCTAGACTCGAAGGCCAAACACGCAATTATGATGGGGTTCGAGTGTTGTTATCACAGTTCACTGCTGGAAAGTGTAAAGAGAGAAGCTTCACTCAAGTCGATAGAATACAAGTCAAAGGTAAAACAGAGAAAATTCAAATTTTCACTATCTAATACTTATCCAACTGACCGCCAAATAGTATATTTTTATGTGATTAACACACTTGATATATGGACTACTTACAGGGGAGTAAAATCTGGAAAGGCTAAAGAGAAAAATCCGTTATTACCAAATAGTCCAAATATTGGAGAATTAATAGCCTTTAAGGTCGTATGGAGTGATGTAATTCTTACTTCTTTTAATGAGGAAGAAATGAGTATAGCCAATGGTATAATAACCCTAGCAGTAATAAATAACCTAAATGTTCTCCATAATATCGACGAGTTATAAGGATATAACAAAAAAGTATAAAGAAACACTGTACATTTACCAAAAAACCTGTTAGAATGGTCATATATTAATGGAAAAGAGTTATATATGGCACATATCGTAGTAAAAGGTATTAAAAAAGCACATCGAGAAGACCTATCTCAGTACCTCTACAACCTTCAGAGAACCCTTGGTATCATCAACCTCCGTAGTAAAACCATATACCTTACCTTTAAGAGGCGTGTAGACGGCGACGCGATGGGATATTGTTCAGGTGATCATAAGGTGGTTGAAATAGAAATAGCCAAAACTGGATGGGAATTTGAGGATATTATGATAGCTGTAGCACATGAAATGGTACATGCTAAGCAGTTTCTAAGAAAAGAACTGATAGACGGATATATGTATAAAGGCCGTAACTATTGGGAGTGCTCATACGAACATCAACCATGGGAAAAATCAGCTTATTTAAGAGAAATGAAGTTATATAACACCTGTTATGGTCACGGTAATAGAAAAAACATGCATGTTTCTGCAAATAAACACTGTACATTTTGCTAAAAACCTGTTAGAATAACTATATAAATTAATAAATGGAGTGAATTTATGAAAAAGTCTTTAATCAAAGCAATCAACGGAATCTCAACTAATGCAGAAATGAACGAGGTTATCGATCTAATTAAAATCAAACAAAAGCAGTTACGTGCAGTTAAGGCATTCGATATTAAGCAAAGCATATCGGTAGGATCTGATGTAATTGTTAATTCTAGGAACGGATCTGAAAAAGGTGTTGTTACTAAAATTAAAAGAACTAAAGCAGTCGTTGAAATTAACGGAAGGCTTTGGAACTGCCCTTTAACAATCCTACAGGTGGCATAATGGATAACGAAAGATACGTAATGACAATGGAATTTTATATCTATGCACCTAATGACGAAAAGGCCAGATCTCTGGCCAATTATGTGGCAGAAAGACAAAAGATGAAGTTCGACAATAGATGCGGTGTTACATCTTTGAAGATGGCTCCATTTGGTAGCCTTAACGAGGGTAAAGAATTAATTGCAAATTAATTGCAAAAAACACTGTACAAATGGTCAAAGACCTGTTATAATATCTATATCAAATCAAATTAAGGAGTGATTAAATGAAAAAATTAGTAATACAAACCCAATACCAAGAAAACTATGCGGCTCATAACGAGTTCTATAACCCGGAATTTGACGAGGCTCATTGGAAATTTAAAGGTGGTAGCACCTATGTACTTCCTAACTGTGGCGACGCTAATGTCACTGATGTGGTCAATGCGGTTTCTAAATTCATCACGAGCGATGATGACTATCAAAAAGAGTACATTGAAAGTGCAATGATCGTAGACTATAATGAAAAAGTTTGCGAAGAGTGGGAAACGGTAATTGAATTTACTGCTACCCAGCATGGTATACATTTTATGAAAGTCACTGACAATCGCGTAGATGGTTGGATGAAATCCGAGATCTTAGAGAAGGTCGAAACATGGACTGGTTGCTTGGAAAGCGACAGTGGTCGTAAAGGCTATAAGGCAGAGTTCCTAATGGAAGATGGAGACTTCTGCGTTGGTAGCCACGAGCTAAAAGCATGGTTTGAAAATAACACACAGGTTGCATAATGAACAGAATTGAATTAATAAAAGCTGCAGCTGAAAAAGCTCGAGAAGAAAGAGAATTTAAAGCTGCAGTAAGAGCAGTATACGATAGACCTAAGCTTACACAGCAAGTCAAAAAAGCAAAGCATCTATCTCCTGGCGGATTAGATTGTTTTAAAGAAGAAAATATGCATTATTCAGAAGAACAAACTAGGGATTACCTAGCTGGTAGTAGCTATATGGAAACATATCAAGCAATGAAGGACGATTGGGATTAATGCGATTATTAGAAGCTAACTATGGTAACGTCAGAGTATTTTCAGAAAGACCATTTGGCTATAAAAGATATATTGTTGAGTGGCCTGATCATACAGAAATGTATTCTGGTATATGGTACAAGAAAGAAACAATATTAAAAAAGATTGAAAAGAGGTTAGAGATGATTGAAGAGAACTGGACAGACAACACCGAAGCAAACGAAGGCTCGACCTTCCTAACACAGGAAGAGTACGACGCTCTCAAAGGAGGTCAAGAATGAGTGAATACGATGACGTGGTCGAAAGACAAAGACAATTATTAGCAGCAGAAGAATGGGCATCAGGTGTATCAAGTATACATGCACATTCTATGAGTTCTATGCACTATGACGATAGACCAGGAGATACTGCAAATGGCGAAGGTGTGACAGATACTCAATTTAATAATGGTTTAATTCAAAGAACTAAAAATGGTAAAGTAATACATTACTTTGGTACAAAATTAGAAGGTGATGATTTAGTAGCAGCATGGAGGCAAAAATCATAATGGGAATGACAAGTTTTTATACAGGAAGTCTACGTTATGATCCAACTGGCCGTAAGCGTAAAACTAATTCAATGAGAAAAAAGAAAACAACGCATGAGTTTAAGCCATATAAGGCAGAAAAAACTTATGCTCAATTACAGATGGAAGAATTTAATAAGAAATATCCATCTTATACTGGTAAATCAAAGTATGAACCAGTTGACGATACTTCTTGGAAACAAGAAGAATCTAAAAACTTTACGGTAGCACCAGCATATAATAAAGGTGCCTATCAAGTAATCCCACGAAAAGAAGTGGAACATATAGGAAAGTAAGATGGAAACATTTATGCAAATAATAATTTTAGTAATTGCCTTTTGGTTTATGATTGAATCATCCGAAATGGTAGCAAATTCTAAAGGACAATCTTTATTTAAAAAAGATAAAGACGGAGATAAAAAATAATGGAATATATGACATTCTCAACATACGTTAATAGCAATAAACAAGCTGATGTTGTACGTGACGTAGGAGACCCTAAAAACCGGGTTTGGGGCGTAAGGTACTCAACTGACAATAGTGTTATTGGAATTGAGTGGTACAAAGGACATTCAGAAACTTATGCAGAAAATGCTGCAGAAAATTTTGTCCACGGAATAAAAACAACCGTTAATAATAAAATTATAAAAGGTTAGTTTTGGCATGCATCAGATCAACTCACTCCTTATCGAACGATCTGATGCATGTTTTTTTATTAAAACACTGTACACAGGAAATAAACTGTGGTATAATAGTACAAAATAGGAGTAAGCAATGAAAAAAACTAGAAAAAGAGGCCCATCGTTAGAAGACAAATACTTAGGTACAGAACCTAATTACCATGGTCAAGAACTTAACGATGAAGAATTTAAAAACGCTTGTCGGCAGTCAGCTAATTATTTTAACTACTTTCACAACACTAAATCTAATGTTCCAATTGTATTATTATATGCCGAAAAAGAATTAGGCTATTCTAAGAAAGATGTACAAGCATTAAAGAAAGTAGAAAATTGGAAGTTAAACCAAGGGATAGGCAATAACATACGATGCTTTAATGCAGGCCTTTCACTTGAACGATTAGGTATTGCAGATAACGTTAGAGATAGACTAAGTAAATTGCTTGAAGAAGGCAAAAAGATTGTAAAAGAAATCCAAAACGAACCAACTAAAGTTGTAATTTCACCAGCTGAAAGAATGCAGAAAAAAGTGATGGAAACAATTTATTATGATTTTGATACTATAGTAGTAGATAGTTGGATGGACAATAACTTTGATAATATAAAGTTTCCAGCTTATGGCTTACTAACAGCTCATGGAATAAAGGGCGGTGGAATTAATATCTTTAGAAAGAAAATGGAATTTGAATTAGAATTAATTATGGATGCATATAATAAAACATGCGAACAAGCAGTTGAGGCATATGAACATATTACTAAAGGTAATAAGAAAAAAATGATTACCTTATTAGAAAAAATTATTGCTGATGTAGACAGACTAAAACTAAATAACAAATCAGCTAGATTACCTAGAGCTAAAAAGCCAAAGAGCTCAGATTCACAGGTATCTAAATTACAGTTTAAGGAAAATGATGTTGAAAGTAAACTAACATCTATTAATCCTATAATGATTCCTGGTAAAGAACGATTGTTTGTATATAATACTAAAACAAGAAAGCTTACAGAGTATTTGACCACAAGTACGAAAGGATTTGAGGTTGGTGGTACTTCAATTAAAAACTTCTGCGACAAGAGTAGCCGAACAGCTAAACTTAGAAAACCAGAGGACATATTACCACACGTACTTACCCTCGCACCTACTAAGATTAATAAAAAGGTGTGGGACAATATAACAACTAAAGTAACAGTGCCTAATGGTAGAATCAATAAAGATTGTATTTTACTAAGGGTATTATAAAATTATGATTGAACAAAAAATAATGACAAAAAAGAGATTTTCCCAAGCAGTAGAAGAACTGGTAGCGGAAAAGAAATTAGATTATTTGGATGCTATGGCTTATGTAGTTAAGCAAAGAGGATTGGATATAAGGAATGTTCCAAAACTTTTAACACCATCGCTTAAAGAAAAACTAACTGCACAAGTATCTAAAGCTAATCTAATAAGAAATAAAAAAATTAATAAATTACCAATATAGGAGAAAATATGAGTAATGTTATAATTCCGTCGACTGACGCGGATAAAAAGAGGATTAAAGATTGCGTTATCGAAATCTCTAATTCAATGACTAGAGTTGCAGCAGAAAAAGCCTTCATAAAGGAAGCAATCTTAAGCTGTTGTGATGATGTAGAAATTGATAAAAAGCATCTAAGAAAGATGGCAACAATTTATTATAAACAAAACCTTTCAGAAGTAGTAGGTGAAATCGAAGAAGTAGAAGCATTATACGAAAATGTTATACAATAGATTGAGATCTGCAGCTTATGGCGAAGGTAGAAGATACTTTAGTTGGTGGTTACATGTTTGGTGTAATAGATGAATGATCCTTTCGAATCATATAAATTGTATAACGCATTAAAGCTACATTTTGAATCTAGCTACGATGCAATAAAATATAATTTTAAAACATCAGTTACGCCTAATAGTTTTTACAAACGAAAGGATAAATACTTCTTTGCCAAATTGGCTAAAAAGTATAACGGCAATTTAAAAGATTTTTATATCTCGCAATTTATCAATACCGAAAAATATATCGGTGATATGATGGATAGCGAAGCTGATCAAAACTATATGAAATATAAAAAAATTAAAGAAAGTATTCATAGAGTGTTTTCAGTTGATATAAATAGAATAAGAGAAGAGAATGTACCATTTGACGATATGTTTAAAGCCGTTAATGGACAACATCCTCTTATCGTAAAGTTATGGATGCAAGAAGAAATCAGTTTAGAAACTGTTGTAATTCTTAATTCTATATTTGGGTTTATAGATCGTGAATCTAAGAACATATCAGATACCATTATTTGGCCTGATACTCGTAGATTAATCGATAAGTATACGCCCTTTGTAAGTTTCGATACTAGCAAGTGTAAACACATGTTAGTAAACAAATTTACATAAAATATTATATTATGGATAAAGTGGATAATTCAGTAAATACGACGAAATATGGAGAAAATAATATGTCATTTGCAAACTTAAAGAGCTCACGAGGCTCGTCAATCGACAAACTCGTTAAAGCTGCGGAAGCAGTATCCACGCCAAAAACAGAATCAAACTCTTATGATGATGATCGTTTTTGGAAACCTACCAGAGATAAAGCGGGCAATGGATTCGCAGTGATCAGGTTCTTACCAGCACAAGAAGGTGAAGATCTTCCTTGGATAAGATACTGGGATCACGGATTCAAGGGGCCTACAGGTCTATGGTATATAGAAAACTCTTTAACCTCTATTGGACAACAGGATCCAGTGTCTGAGATGAACTCAGTGCTTTGGAATTCTGGTAGAGACGAGGATAAAGCTATCGCAAGGGAAAGGAAAAGACGTTTACATTATGTATCAAACGTGATGGTCGTTTCTGACCCATCTAACCCAGAAAATGAAGGAAAGGTATTCCTATACAAATTTGGTAAAAAGATCTTTGATAAAATCATGGATGTTATGCAACCACAATTTGCAGACGAAGAGCCAGTAAATCCTTATGACTTTTGGGAAGGTGCGGACTTCAAAATTAAAATCAGAAAAGTGGAAGGTTGGATTAACTATGATAAATCAGAGTTTAGTGCAGCAACACCACTTCATGGTGGAGATGAAGAAAGGTTGGAAGAAGTATATAACAAGCTTCATTCATTACAGGATTTCTTAAAGCCTGAGAACTATAAAACATACGATGAATTGAAAATGAAATTGAATAGAGTTCTTGGAGTTGATGCTGGAGTAACTATGGAAACTCCACAGCCAGCACCTGTTGTTGAAGAACCAGTTATGGCGACTAACAACTCACCGATGGTTGATACACCAACGGATGATAGTTCATCTGATGAAGATACGCTAAGCTATTTTGCTAAATTGGCAAACGAATAGTAGGGAGAGATCCTTTCAATAGGACACATCCTTATAGAATAAAATAGAATATGTTTTTTCAAGGTCTCGAAAGGGACCTTTTTTTTATCTAGCGTATGACCTTGCCATTTGTTGAGCAATTGTATCTCTACTTGATAATACAGTTACTCTATTAGATTCATTACGCGATTGGTTAACGTTTTGTTGTGTGATTACTTTAGTTTCTTTTGGTGGTGTTATATTAGCTAGTGCATTATCAGTTGATAGTTCTATCATTTCAGTACCTGGTCCGGCCATATTTAATTCTTGTTGTTTTCTATCTTCTTCAGCTTTTCTAATTCTTTCTTCTTCAGCTTTTATATCTAACTCTGCCTTTTTCTTTTCAGCATTATCAGTTGACATTTTAGGTACTTTAGGTAACTCTACATCAAACCCTATAAAGCTTGCAATACCTTCTACAATACCAAATATAAAATTAACTATAGATCCGATTGCATTAACTACATGACCAAATGCGTCTTTTAAATGTGCAACACCTAACATTATAACATCTAATATTGAGGTAAAGCCCATAGCATCTTTAATCGCTTGTAACCCGAAGTATAGACCTGCAAACACTGCAGCAATTGCTAGTATAGGTAGTAATATTGGTGCCATTGCAGCTAAAACTGGTACCATTGCAGCACCAATTGCAGTTAAGCTTGCAAGCATTGATGGTATAAATGAACCCATCATGAATACTCTAAATACTTGGAATGCTGTAACCAATCCTTTAAATAGTTTCATAAAGGCTCCGCCTACAGCAGCCATCATTGATTTTAAATTGCCTATTAATGTAGGTACAAATGTGGTCCTTATAAAGAACCCGAAGGCCTTAAACATATCTACTAGTTTAGTAACCATACCCATCATAGCTGAACCTACAGAAGCCATCATGGATTTTAAATTTGATATAAGTGGAGTAACAAGAGATGTCTTCATGAATGTACCAAATGTAGTAAACATAGTTGTTAAGCCTCTGAATACTTTCATGAATTTAGCACCAACTGATTTCATCATAGATCTTAAATTAGCCATCATGTTAGCTACAAATTCTGATGCCATGAAAACTCTAAATGTAGTAAATGCAGTTTTTAAAGTTCTAATTACTCTTAATAGTTTAGGTAATGCAGCAATAATTCCTACACCAATTATAGCAGCAAAAGTACCAAAGTTTTTTGATATAGTTGCTCTCATTGATTCAAAATCACCAGTAACAAAATCTTGAATTACACTTACAATATCTTTAACAACATTGATAGCAGTATTTACTATTTCTGCAAAGGTTTCTGGTGAAAAGAATAGAGTTGCTAAACCTGCAATACCAGCTAAAAAGCCAGCTGTCTTAGCAGCTTTACCACCAAAGTCTGATACACCATCAGCAATTTTTGTAAGAGTAGAATTAGCTTCATCTTGTTTTGCAAGTGCTTCTCTTTTATCTTCTTCTGATTGTATAGCGTCTTGTGCAGCTTCTACTTGCTGACGAGCAAGTTCAATAGCTTCTTGATCGCCACTGGCCATTGCGTCTTGTAAAGATTTTTGTGAAAGTTTAAAATCTTCGCCTAATTGCTGTATTAACGGGTCTCCAGCTTGAGTTGTCATTTGTAAACTTCTCAATTTCTTCTGAGTTTCATTATCATTTTGAGTTTGAAGATCAATCGTAGTAGTTTGGTCTTTAATCTTTGCAGCGATTTCGCTTAATCTACTAACCTGTTCTTTTCCAGACTCTTTTTCACCTTGCCTTTGTTCTTTAAATGCTTGGATTAAATCGTTAATGCTCCCGTCTTTTATTGCCATTTTGCTTACCTATTTTTTATTGGTGAATGCTTGTGAACCAAAGAATGCAGCTACAATACCAGCAACAGCAACAAAATAAGTTGCAGCCATATCGCCAAGTATTTTACTTGCTGTATCTAATCCTGATAATACTGCAATTACTACAGCAAAGGGATATAATAACATGCCGCCTAATGCGAACCATGCCATTTTTCTTTGTGCATCTCTCATTGCATCAGCATCTTCTAACTCTTTTCTTTTAAATTCTAGGTACATATCCTGTTCTTTTCTAGAGACTTTTCCATCTCCATTAGTATCAGCAGGATGATGTCCACTCGCTTTTATTTCTTCTTCCATTACTTACCTCTTAATTTTACTATTCATTTTTTCATTACGTTCATTTTCTTCTTTAATGAACTGCTGTAACAGTGCTACATATATTTCCCTTTCCCATGGTATCATATTATCTAACTCTGTTAAACTATATCCGTGATGTTGCATCATCGCGAAATTTACTTTGTAATGGTTTACCAGAGTCTCATGAGAAAGGCCTAGGTAAAAAAACTTTGCAGTCCTCTTAACTCAATGTCATTACTATGCCCACATTCTTTACAATCCCATTTTAGATTGTGTGTCAACGCTGGCATATCGTTAAAAAAGTCAGTAACCTTTTTAAACTGCGCTGAATTTAAACCATCAACAAATTCTACTAATTCACTTTCCTTATAGTTATCAGTAGAGTGTACATCTTCTTCATCAAAAATACTATCAATACATAATAAAATTAAACTTGATGTATAATCTAATTGCTCTTCAGCACTTAAATCTTCTGGATTACCTATATCTAGGTTTTCCATTACTGCAACAGATGGATATTTCATTTCTAATCCAATCTTATCTGTTAACATAACCATATTGCTTTTTTCTGGTATATCCATTTTAATGTCTTCCAGATTAACATTATGATTAGCTGGTGAATCACACTCTTTACAATTAATTGCAATCTTTGCTGTTTCACCTACTGATTTAGATCTAAGCTGTAAAAACATATACTCTAAATCAAAGTTAGCTAAATTGTTAGCATCTATTTCTTCAAAGGTGCAATTACTAATAACATCCTTTAAAGTTCTCATGATTAGTTTATTATCTTTTGATTCTAAAGCTACCATGAGTAGTTTTTCTTCCTTTACTAAGAAAGGTCTATATTCTATTTGTTTTCCCGTACTAGGTATTACCATAGTATAACGAGATGAATTCACTTGTGGCAAAGCCATAATTTTCTCCTATATAATATTATCCAAGTAAGGATGCAGCATTTTTAATAGCACTTACGGTACTACTTACTGGTCCTTCTACAACATATTTATCATATGCCCAAGTAACTGTTAGCTTTGATAATCCATTTTCATCTGTATTATTTAATTCAATAGCACTAACTGTTACCGGGTATGCTTTTTCTAATTTCACACCATACACGGGTATATTGTCAACATTCAATTGCTGAATTATAACATCAGTTGAATAGTCGTCTTTATATCCTAAAGTGTAAGTGTCCATATCAATAATAGATGATAACCAACCATCAAACATTGTCTTCATGTAATAATCGTTAGTTAAAATCCAGGTCATGTCAATATCTGAATCAATAAGTGTATTAGGGAATTTATTACTTTGTCTATCACTTTGATAATCTATCGTGGATAAACTTCTTCCTGGTATACTTACTGATTCGCATAACATAGCTATATCCCTAGGATCCGCAATTAAACTACGAACACTAGGAGTATCACCAGAAGCTAGCTGACCAACTAATACTTCTGGATTTAAATTTAATAATGATTGCTTTGGGGGTGTGAATATAACATTAAATCTATTAGTTCTAGCAATACCGCCTTTTGCAGCGATGGAAGCTTTTAATGTATCTATATTACCTGTCTTACCAAACATGTTTATTACCTCTTAGCAATCTTGAGAGATTCAGACCATACGGCTGTTTTACTCTTCTTCTTGAATTGTTCTGTTGGTAAGAATATAGCTATTTCCCAATCTGTCATTGGAACTCTTACCATTTTACTTTTTATATGGCTTGTTAAATAATGTTTAAAGCAAGGTTTAAACTCTTTATACTTTTGTACACCTTTTAATAAATCATATCGCATTTTATTAACTCTTGTTCTATCTGTTAATTTATTTGGTGCTAATTTCATAAGCCTATCTAAAAACTCAGCTCTTATATCAGGTCTGAGGTAATGTAAGTTTAATCCATAAAACCCACCCTTAGCATCTTCAACCATTATAACTAATGGGAACCTATCGTAATAAGGTAGAGTATCTTTTGTTTTAGGATCATAAAAATACATATACATACTACCAGCAATTTCTCTAGTAGTAGGATCTAAAGCATCGTCCTTTAATAGTGCAGTTCTGTTAACACTACCTAATTCTTTTACTTTGCCTTGGAACCATTCACGTGATTTTTTAGTCCTAGCTGTGATGCCAGCACGTTGTGCTCCTGCCTGTAATGTATCAAATAAGCTTGCCATATATACTATTTATATCAAGATTTGAGTAGTTTGATGCCTAGATTCTTTAAAGTGTCTTCTGTCCAGACCTGAAATTTCCATCCTTTATGGTTAGCATATTGATTAGCAGCTTCCCATTTAGATGTATTCTTTACATATGTCATCACTTCGTTTATATACCTTTTAGTTTTACGTTTAGGATTTTTAGGTGCAAGAGTTTGCTTTTTAGGTTTAATTTCAACTAATATAATATCTTTATTATCTAATTCAACTAATAAATCAACATAATAACGATGTATACGATTATCTGTCTTACATTTATAAGGTATAACAATTTCTTCAGAGTTCCATCGTTTAACTCTAGGATTTGTTTCACACCATTTAAAGGTTTGACGTTCCCACATGGAACGATATATAACTTTGGTTGCATCACCAAGATATTTTGATTTGTCTTTAATTGTGTATTTACCTTTGTAAGCCATATAAATAGTATATAATAGTTAATTAATCTATAGTTATTTATAAGGGTAAAAGAATGGCAAACACAATAGCTTTCCCAAGCACATTAAGAAAAGACATCGACGATGGTACAGCAAATCATGTATCATTCCAAATTATAGGCGGTGGTTTAGACGAAGATCTATTTAAAATCCACATGTATATACCTCAGGGATTTAGTTTAGGCGATACAGCCACTTTTGGCAGTATAGATCTAGGAGTTATCAACGCAACAAAAAGCTTAATTAATAACAGCAAAGAAGAAAAGAATGAAGCTGATGCGGAAGATATTGCAATCGGTGCATCTGTCATGAAGAATTTAGGATTGGATATAGGTGGTTCAGCTGATGCAGCGTTGGTAGATCAAGGGATTGCAATTAATAATCAGACAACATTAACCTTTGAAGGTAGTAGTATTCGTACATTTAACTTTAGTTTTATATTAGTTGCACAATCAGAAGCTGAAGCAAGATTAGCCAAAACAATAGAACATACCTTTAGAAAGTATATGTACGCAAAGAAAGAAGGTGAATTTGCCATTAAATATCCACCAATCTTTCGTATTAAGTTCCTTTCAGGGGACGAAATTAATACAAATATGCCTAAATTGTTTGATTCTTATCTCACTGGATTAACAGCAGCATATAATACACAGGGTGGAAACATGTTCCATGCCGATGGATCACCTACAGATATACAATTAGATTTAGCATTCCAGGAACAAAAACAGTTAACAAGAAGCGATTTATATGATTTAGAGGATGTAGCACCTGGTAGTATACAACAAGATTTCACATATCCTGAGCAAAAAACATCTAATGGACAACCTAGAGGAGGCTAATCTACATGAATTTCTTTAAATTATTCCCAACAATACCGGTCGATTTACAAAAAGATGGCCGAGTCAACCAAATGGTTCATACATTTAAGAGTGTAAGACCACTTCAAAACTTTATCGATCAACCATCTTTATATACTTTTTATGAAATACAGAACGGCGAAAGGCCAGACATAGTCAGCCAGCGACTATATGGAACATCAGAATACTATTGGACATTCTTTGTCATAAACGAATTCCTTCACGATGGTTATAGAGCATGGCCAATGAGTCAAGAAGTTGCCGCGAAGTATATCGAAGAAGAGTATAGCGGATATGTTATTACCACAAGCCCCAGTATATCACGAGATAGCGACGGCGCCATAAGCGAATTTAGTAATTCTTTGCAGGGAGAGAATCGTAATTTTGTCGTGACAGATGGTACAAGATTTAAATTAAACGAAACCATAACAGGTAGTATATCAGGAGCCAGCGGTACATTAAAGAAAAAGAATTCAGATTTAAACCAGTTAATAGTAAAAGATGTCACAGGAGTCTTTCAAACGAATGAAAATATCGATGGAGGAACATCACAAGCGAGTGTTGAATCATATCAAGTATATAAGTACGCAGACGCACCTCACCATTTCTTTAAGATAGGCGATGCGGAAGAAAGAACCATTACACCAAGAGATTATATTAATTCTCCATTAGCAGAAAGCACTAATAACTATACATTTAAATCAAATAGACAGTATATAATGGATAAGAACGAAGAGAGATCATCTATTAGAGTGTTACAACCAGAGTATATAAGCCAATTCGTGGAAGAATTTGAGAATCTAATCAATGAATAATAGTAATAGAGTCAATCCAGAAGGGTATGCGAGCACTCCATTATCGTATAATATAACTTCTGCGAGACTTTATTCAAATGTTATAAATCCAAAGAAAAAATATAACATTGACATAAAAGCGCTTTTGGCCGTGATTGAAGGGACAGAATCAATCCATAGTCCAGGAGTAGAGTATACGATTAAATTAGGCGATAGTGTTAATCTATTAGAACGATTAAAGATCACTGGAGGCGAGAAGATAGAGATCCAATTAGAACAGAGGACCTCTAATAAAACACATAAGCATTCTATTACATGTTACATAGGGGAGATCGTTAACTATAAGAAGAGTGGCACAGCAAAGGCGTCGTATACATTCAAGTGTTATAGTGAACATATGATGAATGAGAGTGTATCTGTATTAAGGAAATCGTTTAAAGGGACACCAGGTCAATTAATAGAGAAGATCTGTAGAGGGGATCTAGCCGTCGCTACGCACTTTATACAGCAAGGAGGTGGGTTACTACAGGGTATATATCCACAGCTTAGACCCTTACACGCTATCTTCTGGTTGATGCGTAATGCCTTTGACGACGGTACACCATACTTCTTTTATGAGACACTAAAGAATGGTATACAATATAGATCATATAAGAACATGCTTACAAGAGATAATATCGATCGGTACTACTTTAAGTCCTATATGAAGAACGCAAAGGAGAGTGAAGAAGGGTTCGAAGAAGAAAGAACCATGGTCACGGATATATCATCTCCTTCATATGGCATGTCTAAAATGGTAGGGGCAGCCTGCGGGGCCTTTGCTAGCACTCTGCACAATGTAGATATAGCCACTAAGACATATAAGAAGATTGTATTTAATAGAGAACGACAACAATTAAACATGTTAAATAAGTATAAACCCTATGTACAAAATAATAATACTATGATACTATCGAGGAAGTACTCAGATCACGCCGTATCTAAGCAGTTCTTTATTAATAGTAATAGTAAGGCCTTCGGTCAGAATAACTATTATGGAGAGACCGATATAGATTTAAATAAAGGGATCGCGCAACTAGAGAACCTAAACTTCCAACAACAAGAGATTACCATACCAGGTAACTTTGATATGGAGGTAGGACGTATACTACATCTAACTGTATATCGTAATAAGGAAGAGACTGAAGGCGCAGGCATCGATAAGGCTCAATCAGGCAAGTACCTAGTGACGAGAGTGATACATAGGTTCGATGATAACTACAGTCAGGAGCTGGTCCTTCAGAAAGATTCAGGAGAATTAAATTATGAAACTGCATGATGATCAATTTGTAGGTGGCCAATTCGCATGGTTCACTGGCGTAGTAGAAGATATAAACGATACAGAATATCTTAATAGAGTCAAGGTCAGAGCCTTTGGATACCATAGTGACGATACTGCCGAGGTACCTACAGATGCATTACCATGGGCTACAGTGATGGGGACAACGCTTAACGCTGGACATAAAGGTGTTGGCTCAAACCACCAACTAGTAATAGGGACATGGTGTGTAGGGTTCTTTAGGGATGGTCTCAGCGCTCAGGATCCTATTATAATGGGAACAGTTGCTTCCTCTCAGCCGGATGGTACACTTGATCTACCAACAGAGGCGCAGGTTAGTGGTAATACAAATGCTGTATATAAGAGTACAGCAGGACACTTAATAGAAATAGACAATACGCTTAACGCTAGCCGTATAATGGTTACTCATATAGAGGGTACTAGTATACTGATTGATAATAGTGGGAACGTAACGATTGATACTAGCTCTGGTGGTAATACAGTTAATATAATAGGTAATACTACTATAACAGGTACTCTACACGTATCGGATAAAATAACTAGTAATGATGATATTGTTGCTGATAATGATGATACAAAAATCTCGCTGGAAGATCATGTACACGTATATAAAACTGGAAGTGGTACAGCTCATAATACAACTAATAAAGATACAGAGAAACCAACAGATGCAAGTTAATAATTTATATAGCTCGCTCGCTTGCTTTGAGATGGCTTTTCGGAAAAAAAATCTCGCTGGAATTTTTAAATCCCTAACCTTTTGCATATAAATAGTACTATGGAACATAATACAGGATCAAATCAAAATAAATCAGATAAGAGAAATGGCGCTTCAATCGTCTCTCGGAAGAAAGGTTATCGCGATTTAGATCTTTCTTTAAAGCGACATCCTATTACTGGTAAGATCACAACACTTAAAGATGATGCAGCAGTAAAGAATGCTGTGAAGAATCTCGTTCTAACTAACTTTTTTGAACGACCATTCCAGCCCTCGCTAGGTGCTAATTTACGCGGACTCTTATTTGAGCCGGCTGATGGTGTCACAAGGTTAGCAATAAAGGATAATATAGAAGGTGTTGTCAAAGCAGAACCACGCATAAAATTGCTGGCTCTCTCGGTAATTGACCTTTCGGATAAGAATGCGTATCGAGTTACAATGAAGTATCGTATACGGGAATCAAATAAAGTAGAGGATGTAGAGATAGTACTACGCAGACTAAGGTAAGATAATATGGCAACAAATTTAAATGTAACAGAATTAGACTTCGATCAGATTAAACAAAATCTGAAAAACTTTTTAAAGCAACAAGAAGAGTATACTGACTATGACTTCGAAGGTTCAGGTCTTAGTACACTCCTTGATGTATTAGCATATAACACACACTACAACGCAATGAACGCGCATTATAGTTTAAATGAAGCATTCCTTGACTCAGCTCAAATACGTGGTAATGTTGTCACACGAGCGAAGCTATTAGGTTATACTCCTCGTTCAGTTCTTTCTGCAAGAGCAAGAGTACAAATTACTGTTGATATATCTGGCGAAGATCAGGCAACAAAGGATAACACTACTTCACTCACACTACCTCGTGGTACTAAACTCAAGGCTGAAGTTGGTAATGATAAATTCGAATTTGTTGTATTGGATAATCATAGCGTAGATGTTATTGCAAATACACATACATTTGTTTTTAATAACATAGAAATTGCAGAAGGTACATACAAAACATTACTATACAGAGTTGATAATGATATAGAGAATCAGAAATTTCAACTAGGTGATAAGGATGCTGATACATCCACATTACGAGTCAGAGTACAACAGAACGAACAAGCAGTTGCGTACGATATCTATACAAAGTTTGAATCGCTATTAAATGTTGATTCAACTTCACAGATCTATTACTTACAAGAAAATCCATCCGAACTCTTTGAAGTTTATTTCGGCGATGGTATTGTTGGAAGAAAGCCAATTAATAATAATATTGTAACTCTTGATTATGTTTATACAAAAGGTGAAGAAGCAAATGGTGCTTCCACATTCTCTATGGTCGATACAGTTGGTGGATTCGTAGGGGCTGCTGTTAAAGTAACAGATGCAGCTGGTGGTACTGAAAGAGAAACTTTAGAATCAATACGATTTAATGCACCACTAACATTTACAGCACAGAACAGAGCGGTAACATCAGATGATTACCGTGGTATCTTATTAAAGAACTTTGCTAACATCTCTTCTATCTCAACATGGGGTGGAGAAGATAATGATCCACCAGATTTTGGAACAGTATATGTTAGTATTAAACCACTAACAGCAAATACATTAACTGATGCTGAGAAAGCAAATATAAAATCAACAGTACTAAAAGGAAAGAACGTGGTCTCTGTTACACCAGAGATTGTAGATCCTGCATTTACTAATTTAGAATTAGATGTATTCTTTAAATATAATCCAAACCTCACAGATAGAAGCTCGGTTGATTTACAAACAGTTGTCAAAGATGTCATCGCTGACTATAACTTTAATAACCTCAATAAATTTGATGGAGTATTTAGGCATTCACAATTATTAAAAGCAATTGATTCAGCCGATCCTTCTATTTTAAATAGTACAGTTCGTCCATATATGTATCAGGACATTACTCCATCTGTTGTGTCAGGCCAGAACAATCACAGTCTTACATTCGCGGCTCCATTCTATCAAGCTGGTAACTCAACAGATTTTATTTTAACATCATCTTCATTTAATATTGGTTCAGTACCTCATTTCTTTGGTGATAAACCAATTTCTGGTTCTACTAACAGAACAGTTATTGTATATAAGATTATAGAAAACGAAAACATTACAGTAATAAAAGATGCTGGTACTATTGATGTAAGTAAAGGAACAGTAACACTTCATAGCTTTACACCAGACACAGTAGCATCTATTAGAATCACACTTACACCAAACAGTTTAGATATAGCACCAAAAAGAAATCAGCTATTAAACATTGATAATTCTAAAGTTATAGTTACAGCTCAGGTAGATACTATCACAACAGCTGGCTCAGCAGGATCAATAGATTACGCAGTTAATTCAAGGTTAAGATAATATGGCAAATGAATCATCACCAGGATATATAGAATCAATAGGTTCTACTAAAAGGAAGACAAAGGAAGATCTTTTAATAGATAATCTTATTCCTTCCGAGATCTTAGCTCAAGCTGGTGAAGGTGGAATAAAGAACTTACTTAAAAGATATTATGAATTCATGAATATGGACGAATTCATATATACACAAAACGAAACTTTTACTGATATCGTTTTAAATGGCCAAGCTCAATTTAGAGTATCAGATCCAAAAAATGAGAATGATGAATTCTTTATTGACCATACTTTTATTAATTCAACTTTAAAGACTGCAGGATTAGTTACCTTACCTGGAGAGAGTGAAGCGCTTCCTATTGGTAGCTCTATCACAACAATAAAAGTAACTGACGCAAATGGAACTGTAACAAGTCAACCAATCGGAGACGCGGCTGTTACTATATCAAATGGTAACGAACTTCCAGGCTCATTAGCTAATTCAGTAGATCCTATTGGAAAAACTTACACAATAACTGGCTTGGAAGATTATAATAATATACCACTTACATTTACAACACCCGTTAAATATTGGGTAGGACCTGGACCTTCATATGTTCTTAACGCAATTGAAGAAGCAATGGACATAGATGTAAATGGTGATAACTATCTACAGCTTATGCAAAAGGAAATAGCTCAAGCTATTCCTCGTAATTTAACTACAGATAAAAGAAAGTTATATAAAAGAATAGTTGATTTCTATAAAGTAAGAGGATCACAAGATTCTATAGAAATCTTTTTTAGACTTTTATTCGATGATCAGGTTGAAGTAGAATATCCATGGGATAATACATTAAGACCTTCAGCTGGAGATTGGAGCTCTGATACAAATCAATTTGTTTCTACTACTGGTATGATATCAGAAAAGAAAATTAGATTACACGATTCTAATAGATATCAAAAATATTCTTACCTTGTAAGAACTGGTCAGAACGTTAGTACTTGGAAGAATGTATTTGAAAGATTAGTACATCCAGCTGGATTTGTTTTCTTCGGAGAGATATTAATATTACTATCACTATTAAGAAGTGCTAATGGTGATAATACTAAAAGTAGTACTTATACATACACAGGACAAATCACAACACCAAATGGTTTAACAGCATTTAGATCTGGGGCCGCGGCATTAAGTACTGTACTGGCTTCCGAAGTATCTAGTGTTAATGTTGATATTCCATCATCTACTGGTGGAGATGTATTTCAAACAATAAAAGCTTATCCTAGATCTAATCGATTAACTAAATCTTCTATGCCAGGATTGCAACCAGGAGTTATTGGAGTTGAAGATCTTCCATTACTAGTTGAAATGTTTGTATCACAATTTTTACCAGAGGCTAAAGCTAAGATAAATAGAAATGCTATATTAGGTGTTTCTACTAATACTTCAAATCAAGTTAGTGCTATTGAAATTGTAGATACAGGTTATGGTTACCCAGTAGATAATTCAACAAAAACAACTGTTGCTGGCCAAGACTTTTATGATGGCCCAGCAATTACAATTAGTGGTACAGGATCAAGTGCAACAGCTACATCTAAAATTAATATAGAAGGTGAGCTAGAGACAGTTACTATTACTGCAGCTGGTAGTAATTATACCGAAGCTTCTATTGCAGTAGCTGGTAATTCAAATGCTGGTAAATTATCTAGAATTAATTTAACTGGTATTGCACCAAAGACATATAGAAGAGCTCCTAATATAGTATTAGGTGCGCCTACAGCTGTAGACCAAGATGGTGTTTTACTTACTACTAATGTACAAGCTGTAGCTAAGTTTGTACTAGAAGCAACATCAGTTAATGAAGTACAAATGCTTAATAGAGGTAGTGGATATACTTCCATCCCTACTGTTACAATATCATCACCAAGCTCTGGACAACAAGCACAAGCTCATGCTGTTGTAAGTTCGGATGGAAAGATTGATGGCATCAGAGTTTATAATGGAGGAAGTGGATATACTGAAGCACCTACTATTACAATTAGTGGTGGCGGAGGAACTGGAGCTACAGGTTTAGTTTATTTAAAAGCTAGTGAAATAAGTAGCATAAATATAACTAATAGTGGAAATGGTTATGTGTTTGATCCTAGAGTTACATTAGGTTCATCAGCAGTTTCTGAAAAGAGAGCAAGAGATACGATAATGTATTTAATCTTGCACCTCAATCAGGTTGATAGAGTACAAAATAATTATTTTAATTTAAAGAAAAATAGTTTTTACGATAGTAGCAAAAGATTTAACAGTAATCAAAGAATTGACTTATTTGGTAGTCAAATTATAGGAAACAACTACAAAACTGTTATAAATAGTTATAACACTAGCAGTTTTATAGAAACAGATTAATAGGTAAAGAAATATGGCAGCAATAATTACAACCCCATTTAGAGTTCTAAATGCAGAGAACTTTAAAGAAGATGTCGGGTCATCTTCAGTTTATCTTGGTATAGGTAAATCAGACGTATGGTCGTTAGCGACTAGTGATACAACTGATACTATTCCATTCACACCAGGCGATCACGTAGATGATATAAACGGAGCATGGTCTCAAATGATTGCAATGAAAAAGGTTACATCCTCTGACGTTGCACATGTTGTTCCAAGACATGACTATGCAGATGGAGAATCATACGTAGCTTGGGATTCAAAAGATTCAGATATATATGACGATAAGTTTTATGTACTAACTTCAGAATTTAAAGTTTATAAGTGTATACAAAAAGGACCAAGTTCTACATCAGTACAACCTACACATACTACAGCAACTATACCAGTTGCTGGAGCTGATGGTTACAGATGGAAATACATGTACACTATTACAACATCTGATTCAGAAAAGTTTTTAACCAAGTCATTTATGCCAGTTAAAACATTAGCAGAGGCTCCAGTGTTAGCAGATACTAATGTAAACTATCCACAACAACAATCACAAATTAATTCTAGAGCTCTTGCCACTGCTGCCGGCATTGAGAGAATTGTTATTGAAAATGGTGGATCTAATTATGATGCTGCTGATGTATTTACAATTACCATTGAAGGTGATGGAACAGCTGCTGCTGCAGTTGATGGTGGTGTTACAGTTGTAGGCGGAGCAGTCACAGCAATTGCATTAAGCAATGTAGGTACAGATTATACAAAGGCTAAGGTAACAGTAACAGCTAACAATGCATCAGGCGGTGCAGTAGGTTCTGGCTGTATTGCAAGAGCAGTTATCTCACCCCCAGCTGGTCATGGAACAGATCCAGTATCAGAACTAGGAGCTTTCTTTTCAGCATTAAACGTACAACTTGATGGAAACGATGGATCAGACTTTACAGTTGGTAATGATTTTAGACAAATCTCAATTGTTAAAAATCCATATGCATCTGGTACAACTGTTGCAAGTGATCCTACAGTTAGAGCAACTAAAGGATTACAACTAGGCTCTGGACAGAACACAACAGGATTCGTGGTTGACCAAGTTATACAAGCAGCCTCAGGTGGAAGTGGAGCCAAAGCTTATTTGGTAGAAATAGATGCAACAAATGCTAGATTATATTACTACCAAAACGAAAAGACTGGATTTACACCATTTGCAAATAATGATACAGTACAAGGAACATTACCATCTGGTGGTTCAGCTACATTAGCATCATCACACAATATTGCAGCTGAAGTCGTACCTGGATCTGGACAACTTATATTCCTAGAAAACAGAGATCCAATTAGTAGATCTGCAACACAAATTGAAGACATTAAGTGTATTATAGAATTTTAATTAATACATACAACAGAGAGATTTTATGAGTACTACAAAAATAAAAGTATTTGGTCAACAACCATATTATGACGATTTTAATGAAGCAAAAGGCTTTTACAGAGTTTTATACAGACCAGGATTTGCAGTTCAAGCTAGAGAGCTTACACAGATGCAAACTTCTATTCAAGCTCAGATTGATAGAGCTGGTCAGTATGCTTTTAAAGATGGCTCTAGAGTTATTAAAGGACAAGTTACTTTAAATACAGAATTTGATTATATACAATTAGAAGATGTTTTTAATTCTACACTTGATTCATCTTCTGCAAATCTTACTACTTCTAATTATTTAACAGACTTTGTAGGTACAACAATTACCGGTAGTGATAATACTGGAAATCAAGTAACGGCTAAAGTTTTAAAAGCTGTTGCAGCTAACTCAACAAGTGGAGCTCCTTTAACGCTATATATTAAATATAAGAATAAAGGTGGCCCTACTAAAACAATCGAAAAATTTGGAGCCGGAGAAGAATTTCAATCAAACACATCTAAATTTGGTAAAATTCTAACTAATGGTGCTACAGTTAATTCTGCAGCAACACAGCCTATAGGCGTAGGTTCCATAGCTACATTAGCTGAAGGTGTTTATTTTATATCAGGTGCATATGTTTATGTATCTGAATCAGATGTTATATTAGATGCATATTCAAATACTCCAAGCTATTTAATTGGACTTACAGTAACTGAAGAAGAAGTTAACTCAGGTACCGATGGTACTTTAGTAGATAATGCATTAGGTACATCAAATGCTTCAGCACCTGGAGCTAACAGATATAAAATTTCTGCAGTATTATCTAAAGACTCATTAACTAAAGCTGGTAGAACTATTGATAATTTTATTACTCTACTAAAAGTAAAGAACGGCATCACAAGAATAGATACAACTGATGATACGGGTAATACTGAATTAACTAAAAGATTAGCAAGAAGAACATTTGAAGAATCTGGTAACTATGCTATAAGGCCATATCAATTAGATATTAAAGAACATTTAAATGATGAAGTAGGTAACAATGGATTAAAAACTAGTGGACAAGGCGGTGATGCTAATAAAATTGCACTAGGCGTAGAACCTAATGTAGCTTATATTCAAGGATTCAGAAACGAAAATTTAGGTACTACATATATTGATGTTGATAAGCCAAGGCATGCTACAAATGATACATCAACAGAAACAGGTACTGTTACTCAATTAGTAAGTGGTAACTATATTAGATTAGATAGAACTGGTACAAGTAGTAGTGGACCAGCGTTACACTCCGCTATGAAAGGATTGCCACCAATAAATAATTTAGATACTATTGACTTGCATAGTGTGCGTATTGGCGGAACTCAATCGGGTAGTAATAAAATTGGTACAGCAAGAGTAAAAGAAATAGTAAAAATTGATAATAATGAAGCTCATTTATATCTCTTTGATATTACAATGAGTGCTATTGATGCAAATAATGATTATAACTTTAGTTCTGTTCAATCTGTAAGTTATGCTGACTCAGGTAGTCAAGACTTTATTGCTGATTTAAAATCTGGTTTTGAAGGAAAGAGATTTAAATCTTCTAAATCAGGTGCAGTATGGAAGTTACCATATGATGCAGTTAAAGATGTTCCTACCGTAACATACGAAGTTAGAAGAAGAGAAAAGATTAATGTAACAAGTGGATTTGCTTCTATATCTACTGGTTCAGGAGAGGCATTTGAAGATGCTGCTAATGATATTATAGTAGCTCCTGGTACTGGAACAGTTTTAGCTGGTAGCCAAGTAACATTAAGTACAAGCACAGCAACTGCAATTACAATTAATGCTGGGGCCATGGGTATTTCAAATGGTACACAATTAATTATAATTACAACAATTCAAAAAACAGCTGCACCTAAAACTAAAAGTTTACAGACTGGATCTAATAAAAGAACTCAAACAATTAATGTTACCAACGGAAGCGCAGCAAGCTACAATCTAGATAGAGCTGATATTTATAGAATAATTTCTATAACAGATGTATTAGGCGACGATGTAACTGATAGGTTTACATTAGATGATGGACAAAGAGATAACTTCTATACAAACGGTAGCATTATTAAGAAACCTGGTTCACAACCAATTGCTGTCGGCAATATGGCAGTAGTATATGAGTGGTGGCAACATGGTTCTGGTGATTATATAACTAGGACTGGTTATCAAGGTGCTGATGCATATGAAAAGATTGGAACATTTAATAGTTCAAGAGATGGATTGTTACAACTAAGAGATTGTATTGATTTCAGACCAGTTAAAGATAACACAGGAGCTAATTTTAGTGGCACTGGAGCCGTATTGCATGATTTAGGTGTACCAAAAGCTAATTCTAATGTGACAGCTACAATTCAATATTATTTACCAAGAAAAGATAAATTGATACAAACTATTAATGGGGAATTTAAAGTTATTCCTGGTGTATCATCAGAAAGACCAGTATCACCAGAAGATCCAGAAGATGCAATCATTATTGCAAATGTTGATATGCCAGCTTATGTGTTTAATGTTAGTGATATTAGAACAAGGTTGGTAGACAATAAACGATATACAATGAGAGATATTGGTAATATCGATAAAAGAGTTAAGAACTTAGAATATTACACATCATTATCATTATTAGAAAAGAGTGCAAATGATACTCAAATTTTCGATGGTAACGATGAAAGATTTAAAAATGGTATTTTAGTAGATGGATTCTATGGACACAATGTTGGTGATCCAGCTAATCCTGACTATAATACTGCTGTAGATGATATGAACGGAATGTTAAGACCAGCTCATTCTACAAAGGCTGTAACTCTAGTTAGATTACAGGGAGAAAATAATTCACAATCAAATAAATGTGATAAGAATGGATCTATAGTTACTATGGATAAAGTAAGTGATGTAGAATTTGTATCACAACCATACGCAACTACTCATATTAATGTTAACCCATACGACGTATTTACTTGGGGAGGAACTATAAAGTTATCTCCTGAGTCGGATGTATGGAAAGAAGTTGATGTAAGACCTGATATTGTGATAGATGATACGGCAGCTTATGATCAATTTATTAAACAAGCTGAAGAAGAAAATATTTTAGGAACAGTTTGGAATGAGTGGGAAACAAACTGGACAGGAACTCAAATAGATGAATGGGATGTATGGGAAGAAGGTTTAGGTTTCGGATTTATTCCTGGCAATTTAGGTGGAACTATTACTACAACTTCATCTCAAACAAGGAGTGGTTTAAATACTTCAGTTGTTGCTGATACTATAACTAAGGAAGTTGGTAATGAAGTTATTAAAGTAAACTTCCTACCATTTATGAGATCAATTAAAGTTCACTTTGATGCGCAGTTAATGAAACCAAATACAAAGTTATTTCCATTCTTTAATGGTGTTGATATTAGTAGTTATGTAAAAGAAGAAGCATTCCAAGAATTCTCAGATATTGCTGATACTGTAGAAGTTAGAACCTATGAAGGAACTACAACTCATCCAAATACAGCTGGTGTTTTAGAAACTGATAACTCAGGTAGATGTATTGGCTCATTCATTGTTCCAAGAAACGACGTATTAAAATTTAAAGCTGGAACTAGAGAATTTAGATTATCAGATAGATCTGATAACGATAAAGCGCTCGAGTCAACTTTTGCAGAAACACAATTCCATTCACAAGGATTACTAGAGGTTCATCAAAAAACTATTATATCAACTAAGGTTCCAAGATTAGTTACGACAGAAGTACAAGATAATAGAACAATAACAGAAACGCAAAACTTTGCACCAATCAGATGGGTTGATCCATTAGCACAAACATTCTTAGTAGACGAAAAAGGTGGAATATTCTTAACTTCAGTTGATTTATATTTTAGAACAAAGGATGCAGAAATTCCAGTAAACGTTTCTATACGTTCAGTAGAAAATGGTATACCTACACAGAAAGTTGTACCAGGTTCAGAAGTAATTAAATATCCAGCAGATTCATTATCATTTGCAACTAGTGGTAGCTCAACTCCGACAACAGCTGGAGATATTGCAGTTACTGGTATTGCAACAGATACGACTGGAAGATACGGAACAAGATTTACGTTTGAACATCCAGTATACTTACCACAGGATGGAGAATTCTCAATAGTAGTAATGGCACAAACAAATGAGTACAATTGCTTTATTTCAGAAATGGGAGAGTTCGATTTACAGGATACTACTAAGAGAGTTTCTAAACAGCCATACAATGGAGTATTATTCACATCACAAAATGCTTCAACATGGACACCAGAACAAAATAAAGATTTAAAATTTAATATTAATAGAGCATCTTTTAATACTGGAGCTGCTTCAGAAATTAACATAGTCAATAGAAAACTACCAGGTAGGTTATTAAAACCTGCACCATTTAGAATTATTAATTCAGCAAGTAATGCTGATTGTAGAATTAGGGTAAATCATCCTAATCATGGAATGCATGTAAATGGATCCAAGGTAAAATTTGAAGGAGCTGAAGCATTCCATGGAATTACAGCTGCTCAGTTAAATAGCTCAACAGGCCATTCAATTTCTGAGATTGAGCATAACTCATATACTATTACGATAGCTAATGCTACTACTTCAGCTATTAGGTCAGGAGGCGGAAGCTCAGTACGAGCATATGGAAACGTATACATGGATGTAGCTAAAGTTCTTCTACAAAATATTCAATTGCCAAATACAGAAACTAAATTTTATTTAAGAACTTATAATACACATTCCATAGATGGAGCTCAAGGTAATGGAACTTTACAAACTGAAAGACAAATATTAGTAAACAGAAACTTAACATTTGAAAATCCACAAGTAATTTATAACGAATTAAATGAAGCTGAGTATGGAGATAGCGATAGTGTTATTGCTAATAAGTCATTCCATCTAAGAGTAGTAATGACAACAGAGAGAGAAAATATATCTCCAGTAATAGATTTAAATAGAGCTGCAGTTACGGGTACCCAAAATATTATAAACGATGCAGCAAGTGATACTGGGTCATATGATGAATCAAACGGTGATGGAAGAAGTCATGTTGCTGAAACAGTTGCAACAGGTGGTTCTGAATTATCTAAATATATAACAAAGGAAGTTAGCTTAAACGATGAGGCTACAGTAATTAGAGCATTATTAAATATTAACAAACCTTCTAATGCTAGTGTTAATCTATACTATAAAGTATTAGGTGCTGGTTCCGATGATTCAATGAATGATATTGCATGGGAAGAAATAACACCTGATGATGCAATAACTTCTAATAACTATGGTCAGTTCCAGGAAGTAGAATATAATAAAACACCTGGCGATAACTTTGGATCTATGATGTTTAAAATTGTGTTAAGATCAAAAAATTCATCCACGGTTCCAAAATTAAAAGACTTTAGAGTAATAGCGGCGACATAGGAAATATTATGGCAAGAAAGAAAAAGGTAGCAATAGTAGAAGAAGATAATACACTTGTTAGAGATTTATCTACTAATGCTATTATAAATACTAATGAGACTGCATATGAAAGACGCTTACAACAAATAGCTAGAAAGCAATCTCAAGAACAAATAGATGCAGCTCAAAGAGCTGACATAGATCAATTAAAAGCTGACATGAAAGAAATAAAAGCAATGTTAAAAAAGTTAGGTGGTAAATAATGGCCGATAATGAACATAGAGTTTTAAAAAATAATACCTTCGACGAATGGAGACAGAAAAGTAATGAAGTCTCGTTTGATGTAGGTGATAACGCATTACTGGATAATACCAGATTAAGCGATAAAGTATTTAACTATACAGCTTCAGCTGGCCAAGTACACGTTAAGGGTAATGATACTAATGGCGATACATTAGTAATTCAGAAACTTCCTGATTCTTTCCTTGACAATACTGGCGGATATATTATCCTAGAACATGGTACTACAATACCAGGAGCTTTTGCTAAAGATGCTGTATTAACACAGGGCTCAGCTTATAGTGCTACAATATCTTCAGTAGTTACAGTTGATAATAAATCAAAAATACTAGTAAAAAATTCTACTGGAACATTTAGTACATCTACTGATTTAACAGTTGGATCTTCTACAATAGCTCATGCTAAAGTAGAAAGATTAGTTTCAGAATCATTCCCTAAAGGAAACATAAGAGTTAAGAAAGCTGGTGTCGAATTAACACAGGATTTAAACGAAGCTGGATTCCATATTGCAAATCATGCAGGTACTATCAATTTAACTGGTACACCAACTGTTGATAAAGTTACAGAAGGTATTACCGTCTATCAAGCTTCAGCTAACCAAACCACACAATCAGGTGTTGAAGGTTCTGCTGACTGGTGGGGAACAGTACTCCATGCTAACACAACTGAAATTAAAGTTAAAAGTAATAATGGAACATTTAATTCTGGATCTAATGACGATATTAGAATATTAGGTTATGCACCAAACACCGCAAAGGTTGATGCTGCAAACGTTAGTAGCTTTACAGTTAACGACTCATCAACTCTACATACAGTAGAGTTAAATAACGAAGCTTCTGGATCAGATGCAATTGTTATTATTACTACAGATTTAGTATCGGCAATCAATGAATTACAAGACGATATTGGAACTATAGAAAGTTTAGATGCAAGTTTAGGAACAGATGTAGTAACTGCACTTAATAATATCGAGGCAGTATTCGACGCATCAACACATGAGATTAGTGCAGGTTCAAATACATTTACAATCAATTCAGACAATTTTACTGTTAATTCAAACGGAACTATTAAACTTGATGCAGAAGATGGTATTATAAATCTATTTGATAATACTACTCA